GTACTGGACATACACCACCACTGGTGTCGCGAAGCTGAATATATATTACCAACCGACGATAGATTTGCTCGCGTAATTGACAGCTGGCGTGGTGTGCGTCCTGCAATACATTATTCATACAGTCGCAACGAACATCTACCCGAAGGCTTTGCACACGACACTATGCCTGATATGTCTGCACTACTAGAAGCAGGTTACAAGAAATCTAAGCTACGTGCGCACAGTGACTACTATCCTAACCAGCTAGTTAATGACTATGCATTGAGTTTCTTACCTTACGCAGATATTATGTGCGAGAGCAAATGCAAGAACCTTGCAAGCATTGCACTACATAAATACAATACGGAGAACAACAATGAGCAACTATTTAAGTCAGATGTACGGCAGACAATCAGGGAAGACTACTCATACGCCTAGTGATAAGAATCCTAATCGTGTAGCAGGTGGATTACGTGCGCAAGGCGCTGACGTGTTTGAAATGTTGGGTGAAGATGGAAGTGTACAAAAAATTCCTACAGAAGCATATGTACGTTCATTAGAAGAGCAATCAAGAAAGCAGCGAGCCGCTATCACTGTGTTAGAGCGTAAGCTGACTCGCTGTGAAACTGCAATTGATCAATTAAAAAGTGTTATTTCGCGTTCTTAGCAAGCTTCAATACTTCAGCTACTAGGTCTGCTTTTTTCTTTCTTTTGTCAATGTCTACTTTATAGTTTGCTTTAGCAAAATCTTCTAAGCCTTGTTTGGTAAGTTTTGATAAACTTGCCTTTGTTGCTTTTACAGTTTTTGCTTCAACTTCTACAATCTTTTCAACTTTTGTTTCTACCTTTTTAACTCCAGCAACAGCAGAAATAGTTTTTTCGATGGATTTTGCTTCATCTTTTGCTGCTTCTACGTTACCTGTAAAAAGGCCTGTTAACCATTTAAACATTTTTTATCCTCCTTAAGGAACATATATTTACATAAATATTAGTCAGGAGGATACAAAAATGGTTAAATCTTGGATAAAGAAAAGACTAGAAGAAAGAACAACAATGGACGGCGCAGTATTAATTGGTGCTGGAATTGTGTTTCTTATCTTTAAACCACTAGCAAGCATTGTTGCATACGGTGCTATTGCTTACGGAGCATGGACAATTTGGAAAGCAGAATAATCAAGATGCAACAAATTGTAACAATCGCCTAAAATAGGTTGCTTTTCTGCTGTAATGTGTTTAAATATTAATAATTCCAGGAGAATTATATATGAAATACATTACAGCAGCATTAGCGGCTTTATTCCCGCTTGTACTATCAGCACAAACATATACTAACGAAGTAGCAGCTATCATCAACGATAACTGTGTAGTATGTCATCGTGCGGGTGGTATTGGGCCAATGAGCTTTGAAACATACGAGCAAGTAAGACCTTGGGCTCCACTAATACAGATGCGAGTAGCAAACAGAGAAATGCCTCCGTATGCATACGATCACGGTATTGGCATTCAAGACCTACAAGGTGACTGGCGTTTATCGCAAGATGAAATAGACACAGTTGTTGAGTGGGTAAACGCAGGAGCACAATATGGTAATCAAGATATAATAGTACAACCAGCTAACCTTCCTGATCCTGAAGCATGGAACTTTGAAGGCGACTTTGGACAACCTAATTTAATTATCCCAAGTGTAGCAATAGACATTCCTGCAAATGGTAATGACTTGTGGCACAAGCATTTAGTTCCTACAGGACTAACTGAAGACCGTTGTATTAAAGCGGTACAAGTTAAGCCGCGTGGCGAAGCAAAAGCAGTAGTCCACCATGCAAACTCAAATATTGTTATAGACGGAGGACGTCAAGCAATGCTCACGGAGTATGCTATGGGAAAGTGGGGAGAGATTGTTCCAGAAGGAGTATGTCGTACACTACCAGCAAACTCGCAAGTACGTTGGGACATACACATGTTTCCAGGTGGACTTGGAGCAATGGCACCAGGATCAGTTATAAAAGACAACGTGGTAGAGATTGGTCTTTGGTTATACACCGAAGAGGAAAGCGAACAACTGAAATACAAACAAGATTTAAGTTTATATCGCTTAGGGGATCAGGACGATATAGTTATCCCACCACATGGTTATTACATGACACAAGGCTTCCACAGTTTTGATCACCCAGTTAGACTAGATAGTTTTCAACCACATGGACACTTGCGTATGAACGCAGCAAGTTTAGAAATATTCTATCCAGAGACAGGACGCACAGAACAGATTAGCCAAGTAAGTAATTGGAGTGCAACATGGCATCATAGTCATTTGTATGACCCGGACGTTGCACCACTCTTACCAGCTGGAGCAGTTATTGTTCTAAAGCAATGGTATGACAATACAGAAAATAACCCAAACAATCCAGACCCTGATATGTGGGTAATGGGAGGTTCACGTACAGGAGATGAAATGACTCATGCGTGGCTTGCTATCACACACTTAGACGATGAAGGATACAACAAACTAAAGGAAGAAAGGAATGAAAAAATTAATATTGCTAGTAAGTAGTTTATTAACATCTGTTGCGTATGCACATGAAGATGTAGCTATAGACTATGCAGAAAACGTAGCACCAATATTTGTAGAGCAGTGTCAAAGTTGTCATAGAGAAGGAGGTATTGCTCCTTGGGCAATGACTGACTACAGGATGCTTCAAGCGTTTGCACCTGCAATCAAAGAAGCTGTTACAACATTAAGAATGCCACCTGGACAGATTGATCGTAAGTATGCAAAGGATATTATCAATCACCGTACACTTAGTCATACAGAAATGGAGACTATTGTTGAATGGGTCAATGCAGGTGCACCTGTTGAAGGTGACAGAGATCCACTAACAGAAACTGTATACTCAACGTCAGAGTGGGTACATGGTGAACCTGATATGATTGTCTATGTACCAGCACAAGAAATACCCGCTGGTCCTAGTGCGATTCCTTATCGCTATGTAGGTGTTGATCTAGGACTAACAGAAGACAAGTGGCTTCGTGGTTCAGAGTTTTTGCCTTCAGAGCCTACAGTAATGCATCACATGCTAAACTCAGTGAGTGTACCAGGCGAGCGTAATGCTAACATTCTTGGCACACAAGGAGGCGGACAAGCTGAGATGAACTATGCTAGTGTGAGTGCTTATGTTCCTGGCGGCGATCCAGAGTTTTATGATGCTAACACTGGCGGTTTGTTGCGAGCAGGTAGTACTGTAAACTTACAGCTACACTATACTCCAGATGGAACTGCTAGAACTGACGAAGCAAGGATTGGTTTGTACTTCCACGATGAGGGCGTAGTACCACAAGAAAGAATGGCAGGCGACTGTGCTTGTATCTTCCCTAACAACTGGACAACTATACCTGCTTACGATCCTAACTTTGTACAGACAGCAGAAGTAGTGCTAAAGCAGGATGTAATGCTGCACACATTTTTACCACACATGCACTTTCGTGGCAAGAGTATGAAAGCAACAGCGTACTATCCAGACGGTACTGTAGAAGAACTTATTGACATTCCTGCATACGACTATGCTTGGCAACTTTCATATACATGGCGAGAACCTAAGTTTATTCCAGTAGGAACACGATTGTTTGTAGAAGGAGCATTTGATAACTCAGCGGACAATCCTATGAATCCAGACCCTAGCAGAGATGTACCTTGGGGACAGATGTCAGAAGATGAAATGTTCTTTGGAGCATTTACTTGGAAAAATTTATAAGGAGACTATTATGTGGACTAAACCAACTTATGAAAATATAAGACTTGGATTTGAAATCACTATGTATTTTAGTGTTAGATAATCTATAACTTGCCAATAGGCGTAGAACTAGAAGCACTCATATTCCAAACTTGTTTCTTTTCTACGCCTTTCTTTTGAGCAAATACTTTAGCATCACAGTTACTACAAACATGAAAATAATTGTTACTTAGACGCTTTGGATCCATACTGCCTCTAGTACGTTCAAACTCTGTGTTACAGTTGTCGCATCTAAACACACATACAGTATATTCGCGTGTATAGGCATGTTCCTTGCCTGTTTTGCTTTTACGAACATGCCTAGTTTGCTTTTTAAATTCTCTTATGTACATAACTATATTTACATTAAGATTATAAAACAATACGATAAATATTGATGTGAAAGGTAAATCTATGACAATATGTACACTAACTGACTCAGCAAAACAACAAATAGACACTTTATGCAACGATCATGGGTGCTATGCAATCACTTTGAATGTAAAAGGAGGTGGTTGTGCAGGCTTTGAGTATGAATGGGGTACACTAAATGGACCAGATGAACTTAATGCGGGCGACGAAGTCCTAAAAACAGACAACAACTGTACCTTTGTAATTGGTGCGCATAGCACTATGTTTTTGATTGGTACAGAAATTAATTATAAAAAAGACATAATTGGGTCTATGTTTGAAGTTAACAACCCTAATGCGCAATCTGCTTGTGGATGCGGCGTTAGTATAAATTTTGATAAAATGTTTGATAAAGACATAGAAATATTGGAGCTAAAATAAAATGGCAAGACAAGGTGTAGATATTGGTGTAGAAGGTAATGACGGCACAGGTGATAGCATACGTGAGTCGTTTCGTAAAGTAAACGAAAACTTTCAAGAACTATATGCAGTTTTTGGTATAGGCGGTCAGATATCATTTACTGACCTAAGTGATACCCCTAACAATTACGAAGGGAATGAAAATAACATTCCTGTTGTAAGGTCGGATGGCAGTGGCTTAAATCTTTTAGAGCTTGCATCAGATAATGCATTAGACGGTTCTAACGATACTGTCGGCTTTGATTTTTCAATCGATGGCAAATTAATTGTAAAACAATTAGTATCTAAAGTTTCAAACGATCCGTTGCCAACACTAAGCGGGCCATTAGATGCTGCAACACAAATTATAATGAACAACAGTGTGTCAAAAGAAGCGTTTGAACAGGCCGCGGCGTTGCATGGTTATAGTGATTTAGATTATAGTTCTATAGTAATTAATAAAGGGTTTGCTGATAGAAACTATCAAGAAAAACAAGTTGCAGGCGGCGGCATTAGAATAGCCGACGAACCGGCAGATACAAGCAACTACGTTATAACTGCAACTTCTCTCACAGGAGGAAATTTTGAATCTGTTGGCCACGGGTTATCAGGCGGGTTTACCGGAGCACCGTTTATTTTTAATTCAACAGGTGATGATCCATTTGGCGTAGTAAGTGGTAATACATACTATATTGGTGTTGCAGACGACGATGAGATAAGTATTTTTTCTAGTGAAGAAGACGCAATAGACGGCGTTGGAAGAATACTTGTTAGCGGCGGAACAGGTATCTTTACACTTACAGATAGCGCACTTGACGAAGATTTAGAGGGCAACTGGTTAGATAACGTAGCTATGCCTAGAAAGTCAGTAGTACGCAGACAAGGTGATAGAATGACAGGTGCATTAAACTTGTTTGATCACCCAGGAGAACTTGCAGGTACAGGTTTACCATTTGGTCCAAACGATTTACAGGCAGCTACTAAGCTGTACGTTGATAGCAATGCAGCAACAAGTAAAGTTAATATTTTTGTATCCGAAGCATCGGGTGACGATAGGCAAACTTATACACCTGTAGGTAAGGAAGGTAGAAACCCTGCATATGCTTACAAGACTATTAATGCTGCTGCTAGAAAAGCAGAAGAAATAATGCTCTCAGCACCAAAAGAACCTGGTCCGTATATGCAGACTATGACGTTTAACAACGGCGAAGACGAAGGTGCTATTATAACAGCAGGAGTTGCTAGCCCAGATGTAGGCAGAAATAATGCAAGATCTTTGATTGTTGCTAATAAAGAATTTATTGCAAAAGAAGTAACCGGTTATATCGATACACTTTATCCTGAGTTTGCAGACAACTACGATACAGAAATATGTCAAAGAGATGTAGGGCTAATTTTAGACAGTGTAAGTTTAGATGCTTTGTTAGGTAATAATGCTAATTACCTTTCTCGTTATGCAGGTTTAAGATACTATTCTAACGTAAGTGCGCAGAAGGCAATAGGATCACAAAAAGCATATACAGTTGCAGGTATTAGATATGCGCAGACTCTAGTGCGAGACTATATTTTAACTAATACAGCAGTTCCAATAACATACCAAGATAGGGTAACACAATATATTAATGTTGGGCAAGCCCCGGATGCACAAGCAGACGATGTGATTGCAGGAAAGTTTGATATTGTACTAGAAGTAATAGATAACGGCCCTCTCAACGCACCACAAATTGTAGACGGAAATACTGTTTATAAAATTAATATCGGAAATGGTAACTTTGGTTTTATAGATCAGGCTAATCCTGCTAACACAGATATTATTCCTGGTAAAGTTGTGCGTGGTAAAAACTCAGGTGCAATTGGTAGAATAATAGATTACAAGTACGAGTCCGGAACAAGGCCTGTAAGCCTTGTAGAAACTGACGAAATTGAATTACAGCTATTAAAACCCATTGAATTTGAATCGGGTGAGCCTTTAGAATACGGAAATATTGTAAATGAAACACAAATTACAATTCGTATAGAATCAGGAATTTACGAAGAAGATTTTCCTATTAGAGTTCCGCCTAATGTTTCTATTAAAGGTGACGAATTTAGAAGAACAATTATAAGACCAAGAGATAGAATTTCTCAATCAAGATATTCAAATTTATTTTTCTATAGAGATGCAGAATTCGATAATTTAATCTTAGGAAAAAGTTCAATTGAAACAATAGACTTTCAACCTGCAGCCGATGCTCTTAGACCGGGTAATACTTATACTGTAAGAGATGTAGATTATGTTACCACAAAAATGGGCGAAGATGCAGTATTTGAAATTACAGTAGACCCATCAGGTGCTATAACCGATATCACAATAACTGATCCAGGAAAAAATTTCCAGGCAAATGAAATTATTACTATTCAAGATATAGCTCTGGGTAACAACGGAGCGGCACCGTATAGTTTTACAGTGGTAACAGTACCCAATGGTGTACAATATATTAATCCTTTGTCAGGCAATGTTGATGGATATTTTGGTAATCACTATTTACTAAAGCCTAATAAACTTAAGAACGTTGGTGCAGGTTACGAAAATATAGGTAACTGGGAAACTGCTGCTCTTGCACTTATAGACAACAAAGAATTTATACAAGAACAAGTTGTAAACTACGTTGAAACTACATACCCTGCATTAATAGGATCTGCGTTATACGGACGTACAAAATGTTCAAGAGATACAGGCCTAATTGTAGACGCACTTGTAAAAGATTTACGTGCCGGCGACAACGAGTTTGCTCTTGAAGCACAAGGTGAATACTATGCAGGTGCTGTAAAAGTAGGTTCTGAAACAGAAACTGTTGCCGGCATACAACATATTTTCACACTTGCAAATGATATAATTAGAGGGATATCCCCGGTAACATTATACGGGCCTGCAGGTGCAGCGCCAGTTCCAGAAGTAAATCTTGAATTTGCTTTTGACGGTTTTAACGGCGACGGCGATCCTGAATCATGGTCAGCAGGAAAACTTTACAGACTAGGAAATGTAGTTAAGTTTTTTGTGGGTGGGGAAGATAGATATTATACACCTACAATAGAGCATACGTCCGGATCAACATTTGATGCAGTAGAAATTTCTACATATTGGAGACAGATAGACGGCATTCAACTTGTTGTAAACAACTTGATAGACACAGTTATTTTTGCTTTTAATGATGAGTATAACCCTCCATTAAGAAACTCAGAGATGGATGTGTTCTTAATGAACGATGCTACAATTTTACGTAACATTACAGGACAAGGCCATGGCGGATTTCAAATGGTACTTGACCCAGAAGGACAAGTACTTACTAAGTCACCGTATTGTCAAACAGGAACAGGTTTTGCAGCTAGTATTAATAAACAAGCGTTTAGAGGAGGTTTGCTTGTTGATGCATTTGTAGGCAATTCAGCAGTACAAGTTATTGATAGAATAGACGGTGATGCCTTTAAACTATCAATTCAAAGTTTAGGTAGTCCAGAAGAACCTCAAGGGTTATTTGTGCGTAGGCCTGAAACGCCAAGTGTTTTTTATATCGATGGAAGACGCTTCCAAATTAATGCAGTAACCCAATACGATAAAGAAACAGGAACAGCAGTACTTATATTAAGTCCGAGTTCCAATGACGGTATAGGCTTTAGTGGTTTAACTAGTACACTGAGTACAGGAATAGACCTAGATGATTTAACTTCGCCGATTGATGTTACACTACAAACTGCTGGTAACAGAAGTATGCTAGGTAATGATTTTACACAAATTAATGATAAAGGGTATGGATTAATTTGTGTTAACGGTGCGCTATCTGAGATGGTTAGTATGTTCACATACTACTGCCATACATCGTACTATGCTAAGAACGGTTCAGAAATTAGATCCTTAACAGGTTCAAGTTGTTACGGTGAGTTTGGACTAGTTGCTGAAGGATCAGATCCTAACGAGATCCCAGATGCGATTGCTCTTGGACAAGACATGGTGCAGCCGGCTAAAACATTTACAGCAAATGTTATTTTAGAATTAACATCTCCTGTGATATTAGAAGAAGGTGAAATCATTGAACAAAATATAACAGGTGCAACAGGTGTAGTTTCAAAGTCTACTAGTCAACTAGGAGATAGCGTTGCTTCACCGTCGGGTGACAGAGTTATATACCTAACAAATACTTCAGGAGCGTTTGACACAACAAACGAACTCGTAGTCACTGGACCTATTACAGGAGATTCTACAGTTAATGCGTTGGGTGCCAGCAGCGTACCAATTAGAGTTGACAGTACAGGATATTCAAATGAAAAACTAAACTTGTTTATGTTTGCTTACGACTTTAAAGATATACCTAGCAATAGATCAGAATTTGATATATATCATCCTGGTATACCAGCATTTGCTCGTTACGAAGTGGCAAACGTAGCTCCTACAGAAGCTCATCTAGGGAGAATGCGCTACCTTGGCTCAGAAATTCCATTTAAATCTCAGACAATAGATAACTTGACAGCAACTGGTGTCACATTCACTGCATATAAAACAATAAGAAACGGTTATTCGATAGAAGTAAATAGTGGCGGTAGTAATTATACTGTTGGCGATACAATGGTCGTAGATGGACTAGAGCTGGGCGGCGGAACTATTGAAAATGATGCATTTATAACGATTACCGAAATTGACGGCGGCGTAGTTACAGCAGCATCTATTACAGGATCTCCATTTTTAGATGGTAATAGCCCAATGTATGATGGTACTGTGTATAAACTTAATTTTTCAACAAGTGATAGTCAATTTAGCACAGACGGCCTGCTAGACGATGTACCATTTGGCGAAGCCATAAACTATAGGCGTAACCAAACACATATTATTAGAGATTTTGCAAGACCGGATGTTTTAACAATTCGTCCATCTACTGCGGTTATTTTTAAAGAAAACCCAGACTTCGTATATAGGTCAATTAGCTTTTTAACTTCGGATAGTATAGGTAATGAGCTAGAAAGTGACGAATTGCAATCTGGGTTTGATGCAACATATGATTATATAAGATTATCGATCGATAGCGCAAAAGCTCAGGAAACACAGTTAAGCAGTGGCGGCACAACAAAAGGAGGAACAGCAGGTGACGTTGTTCTTGCTTTGCAACCTACGCTTGATGAAAATGAAGTTTCTAGATTGAATAACAACTTAAAAACTGATATTGCAAATAGACCTGTAGGCTGGACTGCAAGCACATTAACAGAAGCACCAATAATTACATGGGGCGGAAAAACTTTCTATGTATATAATGCTCGTGGTGTCGATAACACTGATGCAATTGTTCCGATTGCAGAAGATAATGAATACGTTATTGTAGATTTAGAAGTTATAGACAGCATTAACTTAAATGACTATGCGAATCCAGGAGGCTTAGAAGTAGGATTATCTGCTCCTGTGGTCTTAGGCTCAGAGCGAGTAATTATTAGAGCGGGACTACAAGCAGGCGCAGAAGGTTCTGTTACTGTAAATATCTCAACGTGTCGTGCTACGTCACATGACTTCCTAGATGTAGGCTCGGGTGGATTTAATGAATCAAATTATCCAACTGTTATTTTTGGTGAGCCTGCAACAAAAGACCAAGCTAAAGAAGTTGATGAACGTGGCAAAGGTCGTGTGTTCTATGTGAGTACAGATCAAAATGGTATCTTTAGAGTTGGTAGATTCTTTAGTGTAGACCAGGGTACTGGTACAGTTACATTTAGTGCATCACTTGCACTTAGTGATGTTGATGGACTAGGCTTTAAACGTGGTGTTGTTATTACTGAATTTAGTACAGACACAGCGATGACTGATAATGCATCAGATACTGTGCCAACAGAACTTGCTGTACGTGGCTATGTAAACAGACGCTTAGGCTACGATGTAAATGGTACTCCTGTTTCTAACAAACTAGGGCCAGGTGTGCTTGCTCCTAACGGTGCTGTTCCTATGACAGATGATTTGAATGCAGCTGGCAATACAATTACTAATTTGAAAGTACCTAATTCAGATTCTGATGCTGCAACAAAAGCATATGTCGATTCAGGCACAGATACCGGCGACGAAATTAAAGATTTAAGAAGTGTGCAATATCAAAGCTTTGACGAAAATCAATTATTAGTTTCTACAGAATATAAGAAATTATTTATTATTTCGGGTTCTATTGTAGGAGGACCGTTTGAACGCGGAGACACAATTACAGGAACTGTATCAGGGGCTACAGGATTAATAGTTGACCTACAAGTAATTACTGGATACGAAGGAGATCTAATAGAAATAACATATTCTCCAACAACCGGAGTGTTTAGTGACGGTAAACCAGTAGGTATTTCGGGTAATGCTGATGTTGTATTAGGCGATGTAAGTGGCGCCCAAGGACTTGTAGTTGATGGTCCTGTAGACGAATGGGCAAACGGTGTCATTAATGCTGCTAGTGATATAGATATTACTACTAACAAAGAAGTTACACTAGACGGCGGTGGCGTGGTAACAGACAGATTTACAACTATTAATTTCCAAATTAAATCTAATAGTATTGTTAATTCAGATGTTAGTCCTACAGCTAATATTGCGCAATCAAAACTAAGTTTAAATGCTGCAAGTACTGCACCTAGCTCTGCTGGTATTACACAAAACGATTTAGGATCAGCAGTATTTGACGAAGAAATATTTACAACTGTAGGTGGTTTTGTTTCAGTTGCAAATGGACAATTACCTTTACAAAAAATACAACGTATAAATGACGGAACCGTGTTAGGTAATTATGCAGGCGATAGTTCAGATAATGATATAGACCAAATCCCATTTAGTACTGTTATTTCAGAAGGTGGCGGCCTAAACGATACTGATTTTGCTGCTGAATTATCAGCATTATCTGATCCTGGCCAAGTATTGATTAAAACAGGCGAAGGTACATACAGCACTTCAAATGTAAGTATTTCAGGCGAAATCAATTCTATTGTAAAAACAAACGCTGCCGGCAGTGTACAAGTAAACTCACTTATACTCGGTGGCGATCCAAGTTATGAAATACTATCACTTGACGGAACAACTGTAATTATGAAAACTCCTTCACAGGGAGAAATTATGAGAGCAGCTGGCGGCGCACCTGCTGTAGGTGTTCCTGCAGATCCAGGATATGTTCCCCCTACGTTTCCAAATTTAGAAATAGCAGGTAGTGTAAATATATCTGCAACAGGAGTATCAGAAAGTACTCTACAAGGGTTATCTAACTTTAACGGTGAAAAAGTCTTAGCGGTAGACTGGATTTATTCAAGCTTTATCGAAGCTCCGGGAGAGAAGGGTGCAGCAAGTACAGGTATCGGTATAGGCGCTAACACCGGTGTATCAACAACAGGAAAAATTGCAATTGTTACAGCAGACTCGGCAACAAATTCAAGTGTTGTACCTGCGCTGTTTAGTTCATCAGGTATGCTACCTGATACAACTAATTCATATGATATCGGAAGTGCATCACAAAAATATGCAAATGTTTATGCAACAACCTTCCATGGTACTGCAACAGAAGCTTACTACGCTGACTTGGCAGAAAACTATTTAGGTGACACAAACTATGAACCGGGTACAGTACTTGTATTTGGAGGAGATGTAGAGGTTACAGAATGTACAGCAAAAGGACAGACAAGTGTAGCAGGTGTTGTAACAACAAATCCAGCACACTTAATGAACAGCGCATTAGAAGGTGATAATGTTGTAGGACTAGCATTGCAAGGTAGAGTGCCTTGTAAAGTTATTGGCAAGGTTGCTAAAGGTGACATGCTTGTCACAAGTGCTGTACCAGGTTATGCTATTGTTAATAATGCACCAGGTGTTGGACAAGTTATTGGTAAGGCAGTTGGGACTAAAGATGATAGCGAACGCGGCACAGTTGAAGTTGTAGTAGGGAAGCACTAATGGAAAACAAAAACGTAGATAGACTTGTAAAAAACGGAGCAAAGGCTTCTGTAGACAATAAAAACCCGCAGCCGCGACGTGTAATTGCAACTGCTGGAAAATTAAGAGTACAACTAGGAGCACCAAATGGCGCAAAAAATAATTGATTTAGGAACAAGTCCTAACAAAGGTGATGGCGATCCTTTGCGTACAGCTTTCACAAAAATCAACGACAACTTCACAGAGTTGTATACAGGATCTCCAATAGTACCACAAGATCTAAGAGGTAGTGTATTTGGAGACGATAGTACTTTACTTGTAGACGGCGTTAA